CAAGATCTCGTCGCAGACGTTATCGACGATGAACGCGACTGCGCTCCAAGCGCAAGATAGTCGACGTTATTCGTATCCTGCCATGCCCAAAGAGCGCGGACAATTGAACCGACATTGGACGAGAAATACCGCGTCCAGCCGCCCAGCTTCTGAACCAGACCTAGACCCTGCTTGTCAGGGACAAATCGCACAAGTTGAGAGTAAGAAATCGCCGCTTCGTTAAGAGCGATTGTCCTATTTTCATCAACGCCGGGAAGGAGTTTAAGCGTCGAATGCGGCATTTATTACCCTCTCGACGGCGTCGCTGTGGCGGAAGCAGACTGTGATGTCCAGCCTGCAGCTTCGAACTTCTTGCGATTTTCTTCGGACATAGCGCCGCGCAGAAGCGTCTGATACTGCGTTTCATATGTGACGGGCATTTGCGGGTCATTACCAGCAGCGCTGGAGAAGTTGCGCTGATAGGCGGCGATATAGATCATGCTCGCCATAATAAAGAGATCTGGCAAATACAAGCTAATAAACGTCGTCTTATTGCTCAACGACATGCTAACCGGACGGAACGTGCCGACGATCTCGACCGTATAAGTCGCGTCAGAATAGGGGCCGACAAGGAAGGTATAGTCGTCGAAGACGGCAAAATATTTTGGCTGGCTTACGCTGGAAGAGGCGCCAAATACCGCATCCAGAAATTCCTTTGTGACGGGCATCAAAGGGACGCGAATGGCGTTATCCGGGTTTGTGGATCCGGCCGGCGTAAGCAAATTGATCTGCTCAGGAACGACAAGAACGCCGCCGCCGTATGGGGCGCCGGCGGCAAAATTCGTCCCCGCAGGGACGGTTATTGATCTTGTCCCTACAGGAAGGGAGAAACTGGTGTTTGATACGGATGTGAAGACAAAGTCGAGATCGCGATAGATCCGATTTTCGGCATAGGTGATCATCTGAGGAAGAATGTTCAGAAAATCACTATTTGTCGGCTCGACAACGGCCATTGTGGAGATCTGGGTGATATAGCTGGTCGTCCCAGAAATAGATCCGTCGTAGCTTAGGCCCGTAGTCATCGAAAACCCCGTATTTCAGCGGTATATTACCATACTTTTCGGGGCGGTTACTACCTTCCGACCCGACAGGCCGCCCTAAGCTTCCCGTAGTCTGTGATCATCTTGGCGACTTGAGCCTCGCTGTGCATTTTGCGAAGTTCATTAGCGGCCTGTTTTTGTTGCGCAGCGCTGTAATTGATAAGCGGAGGACAACCGCCTCCGCTCGTCGATTGGCATGCCGAAACGCTAAAAGCGATTATTGTCGAGATCAGCAATCGTCTCATCGGTCGTCTTCGGCTGGGCGATTATTTCCGCCTGATCCTTAGAAATAGAGGCGGCTTTACCTGCCTCTTTCGCCTTTTCTTCCGCCGCGCCGCCTTCCTTGATCATCTTGAGCGCCAAAGCGCCCAAAGAATACAGGACTGCGCCGATAATTCCGGCGATAACATAGGCTATCACTGGTGAGTCGTCCCGCCGGTGACGTTGCTATCTTTAGCCGTGCCGCCAATGCCGACGATGGCAAGGACAAATGGCCAAACCTGATCAAACGGCGGCAGCGGGATCACAGAGGGCCAGAGGCCGGCATAATTTAGGGCATAAGCCACCAGCGGGATGAGGCCGGAGACGGTGGTTTTCCAATTTACGAAAAGATTTTTCATGCTTTTTGCCCCTGCTTTGATTGTTTCAATGCGTCTTGGTAGGAAAGAGCATAGCCAGCAATCAGCTTCGCCCGATCCGTTCCGTTGATGATGCGGCGAGCGCCGACATAGTCAGGCGTCTTGCCCGGCTTGATGTAATCAGCCAGCTTCTTGCCCGTGAACATCCCAAAAATCATGCCGCGATACGCAATATCAAGCGCCACAGGCCACGTTAGAGCCGCTGCAGGATTGTTTTGGATGCCGAATTTTACGTAGTTGTATTTCCAAGTTATCTGAATCAATCCGCGGCCGATCCAGTCAGGGGCATAGCGCTTCGTAGCAAAATAAGCCGGACTTCCCATTTCTTTAATGGGCTGCATGGTGAAGGCCGTTTCATGCGTAACCGTCGCCAGCAGATACGCCAGTTCGTCATCCGACATCTTCGGCCAATTGCTATCGCGATATGCGATGATTTTGTTGATGCCGTCGACCTGCTTTTGCGTCAGCTTGCCGCCAAATACGGCCCGACGAATACGGTCAAAGAAATAATCCATATTCATCGGTCGGCCTTCTTGCTAACGGCGTCCATGATCCTGTCCAACTTGCTAAATACTTGGCTCATGACGTTGTTAAACTCGTCTCTGGTCACATACTCTCCAGCAACGAGAACCTCAATAGACGCGACCTTATCGGCCAGTTCTTTGTCTATACGGCGAAGTTCGTTGATCGACATCCAGACGTTGTTTAGCCACCAGCCAAGCATCGCGCTGATAAGGCCAATCAGGACGTTATAAATCGTCTGGTGATCCATTTTACAGTTCCCTTACAAGCTGGATATTCATCAGGATTGAAGGCGTAGCCGGCAGGGAACCAGCAGCGGCTTCCGCATAAAGCAGCAGATCGATATCTGCTGAAGACCACGCGATTTCTAGGTAATCGCCAGCGTTCAGGGACTGTATATAACTCACCGAAACAGGCGTTTTTTCTCCCGCAGCAGAAAGCGTCGCGCGACGATTTGTTGCCGTCAGGTTCGAGTTATTTTTCATCAACCAGAAATTGACCTGATCGGCGCCGCCGTCATTCTTGTCGACTTCCGCGGTAAAATCGATGCTGTAGACGCCAGCGTTCGACACGGTGATTTGCGTGTTTGACGCGACAGATATGCCGTAATTGCCAGTCGAATTATTGAACGTCACCTTATTGACCGCGCCGCCAACAGGATTGGTCTGGCTCACAGTGCTATAATATGAAGCCCAATAGCCCGGAAACGTCATATCCGGCGCCAGATTGGCGATAGCCTGAGACGTTGTGCGCTTGCTTTGGCCAGCCTGAACAATTTCCAGTTCTTCGGCGCCTGTAAGTGCTGTCGCCACAGGTAAGTTAGGTATCTGAACGACGGCCATTATGTATCATCCTCGCCGGTTACAGGGACAACGACGTTCTCATACGGTAGACCCGGATCGTCATTGCCCGGAGCATTGAAATCAGTGCCGGGAGCAGGATTGAGCCCATTTTCCGGCTCGCCAGTCTGTTGCGTAACGCGCAGATAGGTTGCAAGAGGAAGTCTTCCAGACGCTTCTTCAAGCAGAATACCAAAAGAACTCATTGCACCTTCTTGCGCAATAAAGCCGACCTGAAGTTCAAGCATCAGGAAGCCATATTGGAAGATTGGCAGCTGCGTCGGATTTGTCTGGCGGGTATCTCCGCCGATGACCGGGATGCCGGTCTGAGCGTTTACCGTATTGCCCTGCGTTGTGCGATAGTCGGTCGAGGCCGACACATAATCCTGCACGCGAGGGTTGAGGATAGGCGTCGGATCTGCCGGCAAGATAATCGCGCGCAGCTGCTGCTGTGGGGTATCTGTGCAGGTATCGCAAACCAGAATGCGCTTGTTGATCAAGCCGGCGCCGGCGTAGTCAAATTGCCAAGTCAGTCTGTTGTGGTTGTAAAGAAACCCACACCTATCGCATATACCGAAGGCGTTAGGATTTCTCGAACTTACTGTAGCGCGGCCATGCGGTCTCATCGGAAATAGCCAGACAACTGCGGTGACAAATAAGTATTGGCCGTTTCGATATTCTGAGCCGCGGCAATATCGTAAGACTCATCCGCCATTGGCTTCATGATCGCCGCTTTCTCCGGCGCCCAGATCTGCGAAAGCCGGAAGGCCAAGCCATAGACCATCGCCTCAAGCCATATCGGCGGCATGTCCATTTCCTGCGCGCCGCTTAGATTGGCGTCCTGAATGCGGGAGACATAGGCATACGTCAGGGAGACCTGCGAGCCATCCGGGACAGGCCAAAGCGTAAAGGTCGGCGTCAGAGTGCGGTCGAACCAGAACGTCGTCGGGAAGCCCTGCTGGGCTTTGTTCGGGTAAGACATATATTCTGTGCGGCTGATCGGAAGAATAATCCGGTCAATTGCGTTGGGCGCAGTGCCGGTCGTTACAAAGGCGTCCAACATAACGACGGCATTTGCCGGGACAGTGTAAGACGGCGTGCCCTGAACAAGCGGGATCGTGACGAACTTAACTTCCCAAAGATTGACGCCCTGATTGCTCCATCGGGTGAACATCATGTTCGTCGCCATGCGGGCGGCGTCAAAATGCTCTTGAACGAGACTGGTCGGGCGCAGACCTATCAACTGATAGGCGTAGAGGGTGACTTCACCTAAAGAGGGATTAAAATTATAAGTATTGCTAGTGCTCATTTTGAAGATCCTTAAATTTGAACACTAGGCCAAATATTGAGTTTCTTTCTTTTCTACAAACCTTTGAAATGCTTGACTTATGAATCCTATACGCATCGGCTGCATGAGAAATAGAATTATATTCGATTCCATCATTAATGCATATAACCGATTTTCTATTTGAAAATGCAGACTTTCTCATGTTTTTCGCACGAGTTTCTTGCATTTTTTCGGTGGGTGGAGGAGCAAGGCACCCTTTCTTCTTTTTACTCATTTCATTTTTTTGGGCATCCGACCAATTACGTCCTAAATTATATTTATTTCCAATATGGATTCGACCCATCTTTAACCGACCTTCTGGAGTTACTTTATGACCAGAAGTCCCATCACCACCCATTGTTGAATTATAAGCAGGCGACAAATCCAGTATTAAAAGTATTTCGGATTCAATAGCCGCCTCTTTTGACTGCTCGTTGAATAATGTTTCTAAAACAAAACTATCTGCACCATATTTATTTATGGCCCTATAAAAATGACCATTATTTACCTTTCGGCGCGCATGACGGACATGCTCATTAAATCTTTTGTCAACATTTTTTGAGGTCAAGCCAATATAAAAATCACCATTTTGTTTATTGGTGATTTTATAAAGGCTATATTCCCCGCTGGTAGCCATGCTTCCCTCATAAGATCAAACGCCGTGAGATTATAACTCACGGCGCTGATAAAGTCATATGGTTACTCTTCGGGGACTTCTTGGGCCGGCGTCGATAAAGCCGCTGCCGCTGCGTCACCCTGCTTTTTAATCTCTGCAATTAAATCTGCGGATTCTTCGTAGGGACGTTTTGCAAGAGACTGAAGAACGTAGCCCCATGCCTGAATAGGCAATTCAATTGAGATCTTTTCCATTTACCTTCTCCAAGGTGAGTGTCTGCCCGGTGGAGACAGGCGCGGGCCGGACAGACGAACCTCCCGCGCCAAGCTGGTTAATTAGATGGCGCGCTCATGTCGGGAGCCGGCGGCTCAACAACCGGCGGCGCACTCCACGGAAGAGGCGGCGAAACCGTAGGCGGATTGATCTGATTTTCGATCTGCTGGTCGAGCGCTGCGACCTGCGCCGCAAGCGTTTCAGGGCCGAATGCTTCTTCAAGCCAGCCGATGACCTGCGCTTCCGTCAGATCAGCATACGGTGTGAACGGCGCGTCAGCGTCGAGCGTCACCGCCTGAGAACCGTAGATGCGAGCGTTGTAG